AGACGATCGTAAGTTCATGACGATGCTTGAGGATTATTGGTTACCTCGTCGTGAAGGTAATCGTGGTACAGAAATTTCTACGCTTCCAGCCGGCCAAAATCTTGGCGAACTACAAGACGTTCAATACTTCCAACGCAAGTTGTTCCAGTCCCTTAATGTTCCAATGTCACGCCTTGAGCCAGGTAGTGCAGGATTCAATCTAGGACGTGCGGCTGAGATCTCGAGAGATGAAGTCAAGTTCACAAAGTTTGTTGGACGTCTTCGTCGTCGCTTCTCTCATTTGTTCATGAAAGCACTTGAGAAGCAGCTAGTCCTTAAAGGCATTGTGTCTGAAACTGATTGGCCGGAAATTGTAAACAAGATTACATTTGACTTTACAATTGACAATCACTTTGAAGAATTCAAACAAGCTGAAGTTATGATGAATCGTATTAACTTGCTTAATCAAGTGATGCCATTCATCGGTCGTTACTATTCTGACCTATGGGTACGCAAGAACGTATTAAACCAGACAGAGGAAGAAATTGCATCTATGATGGATGAGATGGCAGAAGAAAGACCACCTGTAGTTATGGCTAACGTAGAAGGTGAGGATGCTCCTCCACCTCCCGTAGCCAACAGACCACAAATAGATACTGATAACGCTCCAACACCTTTAAAGCCAGTAGTTCCTGGCAAAGGTGAGAGAAGTGTGTAACTTTTATAAATAATTGATAAATTTGGAGGGATCATGTCCGCTGTTACCGATATTATGTACCATGCTTGGAATAAGGACGCTGTTAATTTAAAAACTGCAATTGGTGCTGAGATGTCTTCTCGCATTGCAGATCAGGTTAAGGATATGACAGCAGCAGTAGCTGCAAGCATGTTTAACCCACAAACAGAAGTCCAAGTAGCAGATCAGGTTGTTGATCAAGAAATTTCTAACGAAGGAACAACAGATGAAAACGTTCAAACAACTGATCAGTGAGGTTCAAGAACCTCTTTCTCAAGGCGAGAAAAACTTTAAAGGATTGCACAATCCTATTAACCACAAAGACCTTGTCCCTGGTGTAACTGATCAGGATCATGTTTTCAATGGAACTCCTCAACGTAAGGATCCTAAGACAGCTTCTTATGAAGATAAGGCTTCAGAGGAAGCCTATGACAATACACTAAAGATTAAGAATTCTGATGAAAAGAAAAAAGGTACTCAGACAGACCTTAACATGGAAGAGCAAACATCTCTTGATGAAAAGACTCTTACATCCGCAGAAATGCGCAAGCGTGAAGAGATTGTAAAGTCTCTTAAGAAAAAAGGTATGGAAAAGTCAAAGGCTTATGCCATTGCCACAGCAACAGCTAAGCGTGTCGCAGAAGAAGCTCTCGACGAAGTCTCTTCAAAGACTGTAATGAATTACAGCATCAAAGCAGCTGCAGAAGTTGGTAAAGGTTCAGATAAAGAATCAAAGCGTATGGCTGGCATAAAGATGGCAGATGAAAAGATGCGCAAGAAAGAAGGCAAGTCTTCAATGGCTAAGGTAGCTGCTGAAGAGGTAGAACACCTAGATGAAATTTCAAAAAAGACTGCTTATGCAGCCTATGCTGGTAAAGCTAACGATGATTACTCAAAAGATTATGGCGAGAAGCTACACGGCATGATTAAAAAGAAGTGGGGAAAGAAGGCTGGGGATGATGCAGAATCTCATGCCAGCGCACAACACTTTGGTCGTGATGGTAAGTCTCGCGGCACAGACAGACTATCTGGTATATGGAACACAGCTGCTAGCAGCATGAGAACAACGAAGTCTGGAAAGATTAACAAGCAAGATACAAAAGCTAAGGGTAATGAGATCATGTCACGTCTTGGCTCACACACCAAAGCTAAACTACCAGAAGAAGTTGAGCACATTAATGAAGAAGATCGTGATGCACACTTTGAAAAGCAGTCAAAGAAAATGCAAGATGCCATCAACCTTCATCTAAGACGTGGCAAGAGCTACGATGAAGCTGTTAAAGCTGCTAAGAAGCACGTTAAAGAAGAACAAGATCTAGAAGAAGCTCGTCGTGGTCGTCCTCGTAAGGATGGTACTAAGCCAGCTGGTTCAGATGAAGAAGGTGGCCGCGAGCATATCATCATGCAGCTTCGTAAAGTTGTAAACCTTCGTGGTCAAAAGAAGGTTGAGTTCAACGATGACTCCAAGCATGATGTATCAGTAGATCACGCTAAGAAGGCTCTTGCAAAGCACGACTCAATGCACCGTGCAGCTGATAAGCAATCATATGCTGAAAAGCTAGCCAAGTCACACTCTTCATTCAAATCAACAGTAAGTGAAGCAGTTGAACGTCGTTCACAAGACATTAATCCTGAACAAGGTTCTGCTGACAGCACAACAATGCGTTCAGATCGTGGTGCTATTAAGACTTACACAACAATTGGTAAAGATGGTCGTGTTAAGCTTGTTAAGCATCTTTCGCATGCAAAGCAAGTTAATATTGGTGAGTCAAAAGATATGACTCCAAAGAACATGGAAAAAGAAATCAAGCATGACTGCGCCAAGCATGTTCTCCATAAAGAATGGGGCGAAGGTGAAACTGTAGAAGGCATGCACACAATTGTTGAGACTGCAGAAGGCGAAGGTCACGTTACTCATTATGACGTAATGTTTGCTCACGGCATCGAACAGAATGTTCCTGTAGAAGATCTTGAGATCAAAACAATGGTTGAGCATTGGCATAAGAACTATAAGCCAAAGACAAAAATGGAAGGCAAGGAACACACTGTTCCAAAGTCTTCTAAAGAAAAAGATCTTGCTGCTCTAGCAGAACCAAAAGATAAGATCACACACAAAGATGTTCTAGTTGGTCGTGGTGTTATCAAGAAGGCTGTTAAGGAAGCTGTTAACATGCAGAAGGACAGCCTTGTCAAGCTAAAGAAAGATCCTGCTGCTGGTGACAACATTAAGACTGATCTTCCTCCAACACAAGGCAATAAGCCAGTTGGTGGTGAAGGAGATCCTTCAAGAGTTGGTGGCAAGTATTCAATGGAAGAAGAAAAGCTAATGAAGCTTTACGATTCTCTTTCAGAAGAAAACAAGTCAGTATTTGAGTCATTGATTGAATCAGAAGGTGGTATCGACAAGCTTCTTGCTTTTGCAGAGGAGCAAGGATTCTGATGTCTGCAATGCTTCTAAGATTAAAGGGCGCTGAAAGATCTATTGGTTCAGCAAACAACGTAGATAGTGCAACAGTTGTAAGAGTAATTAATACTGGAGCTGCTGCTGTTCTAAACGTTGCTTATGCTAACGGTACAGTATATGCAAACTGCACAGTATCAAACACACAGTTTGTTATAATAGAAAAAAATCCAACTGATACAGTAGCTGGTGCCAACATGCTTGCTGTTCAGGTTGCATATAGGAACTAACAAATGAAACTCATTACAGAAGTTACAGAAGAAGTAAAGTACATTTCTGAAGAAGGCTCTGAAGGAAAGAAAGCTCTCTACATCGAGGGCATTTTCCTACAAGGCAATATTAAGAACCGTAATGGTCGTATGTACCGCACAGAAACACTTGAAAACGAAGTTAATCGTTACATCAAGGAAAACGTAGACAAGAACCGTGCTTATGGTGAGCTAGGCCATCCAGATGGTCCTTCAATCAACCTAGAGCGCGTTTGCATGATGATCAAGAGCCTACGACGTGAAGGTGATAACTTCATTGGCAAAGCAAAGATCATGGACACTCCTTATGGTAACATTGTTAAGAACCTAATGAGTGAAGGTGCACGTCTTGGTGTATCATCACGTGGCATGGGTTCTCTTAAAGAAGTAAACGGTGTTAACGTAGTTCAAGACGACTTCTATCTTGCAACAGCTGCTGACGTTGTAGCAGATCCATCTGCTCCAGACGCGTTTGTTAACGGCATCATGGAAGGTGTTGAATGGGTTTGGGACAATGGTGTTCTCAAAGCTCAAAAGCTTGAAAAGGCAAGAAAGTACATCGACGAAGCTGCTTCAAAGCGCGATAAGAAAGAGCTAGAAGAAGCAAAGATCCGTGTATTCCAGCATTTCCTTTCAAATATTAAATAACATAAATAATTTAACAAAAATACTCTAAGGAGATCATAATGTCAGAAGAAAACAAAGAAGTAATTGATGCTGAAAACGTAGCAGAAGAATCTGCTGCTAATCAGTCTTCAATTGCAGCTAAGCCTACTGTTTCTCGTTCAGATCTTATGCGCACAATGGTTGCTTATGCAACTAAGATGGGCCCAGAAGAACTTGCTGGCTTTGTTGCTCGTATCGGTTCAGCCGAAGAGATGACAAAATCAAATGACGAGATCTACAACTCAACACAGCAAGCAAATGGCAATGCAGCAGCTAACAAGGCTGGCATTAAGTCATCTGGTGCTCCGGCAGAAGCAATGCCAAAGCTTTCTGTAAAGGAAGACCTAGAAGCTCTATTTGGTTCAGAAGAACTTTCAGAAGACTTCCGTTCAAGAACAGAAGCTCTTTTCGAAGCAGCGGTTGCAACACGCGTTGATCTTCTCAAGGTAGAAATTGAAGAAGGTTACGAAGCTGCATTTGAAGCCGCTCTTGAAGAAGTCAAGACTGAAATGGCTGAAAACATCGACTCATTCCTAAACTATGCAGTCGCTGAATTCATGTCAGAAAACAAGATTGCAATTGAGCAGAACATTCGTACCGAAGTTATGGAATCATTCCTAACTGGTATGAAGAACCTTTTCGTTGAGCACTACGTAGACATTCCAGAAGATAAAGTAGACGTAGTTGAATCAATGGCTTCAAAGATTGAAGAACTTGAAGCTCGTATCAACGAAACAACTGAAAAGAATATCGAACTTACAAAGAAGCTCGAAGAAGCTGAAGTTGTTAAGGCTACCGATGAACTTTCAGAAGGTCTAACAGATACTCAGAAAGAAAAGTTTGCTAAGCTCGTAGAAGCTACAAGCTATTCATCTGCTGAAGAATTTCGCAAGAAGGCTTCTATCATCAAGGAAACATACTTCACTGGTAAGGCTGAAGTAAAGGTTGAGAAGGATCAACTTCTTAGCGAAGGTGTCGAAGAGCAAGAAGCAGCTCCAAGACTTGATCCTGAAATGAACCTATATGTTCATTCAATTGCTAGAACCCTTAAGAAATAAGTTTTATATAAATAATTCAATAAACTCTAAAAGGAGACCCAAATGATTGGTTTTAATGAGGAATTAGTAAACAAGTGGAAGCCAGTTCTTGAGCATGGCGATCTTCCAAAGATTGCTGATGCACATCGCCGTAATGTAACTGCTGTTCTTCTTGAGAACACAGAAAAGGCTATCCGTGAACAGGCTGCTTTCAACCCACAGTCATTGTTCGAAACATCACCAACAAACTCAGCTGGCACAGGTGGCTATGCTGGTGCTGGTGGTACATCAGTAGCTGGTTACGACCCAATTCTTATCTCTCTTGTACGTCGTGCAATGCCTAACCTCATTGCTTATGACATCTGCGGTGTTCAGCCAATGACAGGCCCAACAGGCCTCATCTTCGCTATGCGCGCTAACTACTCATCACAGGGTGGTACAGAAGCTCTCTACAACGAAGCTAACACAGCGTTCTCTTCACCAGGCCTTTCAAATGCTAACACAATTGGCAACAAGAGTGTTGGTTCAGCTCCTGGTTCAACAGCTCAGACAACTGTTCTTGCTAACAGCAACATCTACAACTTCGGTGGTGGTGCTAATACGCAGCAGCTTGAAGCTCTTGGTTCATCAGGCAACGTTGCTTTCGCTGAAATGGCCTTCTCAATCGACAAGCAGGCAGTTACAGCTAAGGGCCGTGCTCTAAAGGCTGAGTACTCAATGGAACTCGCTCAGGACCTTAAGGCAATTCACGGTCTTGACGCAGAAACAGAACTCGCAAACATCCTTCAGTCAGAAATTCTTGCTGAAATCAACCGTGAAGTTGTTCGTACAATCAACATCACAGCTGTACGCGGTTCAAACACTGGTACAACAACTCAAGGCATCTTCGACCTTGACCTCGATTCAAACGGCCGTTGGTCAGTTGAAAAGTTCAAGGGTCTTATGTTCCACCTTGAGCGTGAAGCCAACCAGATTGCTAAAGACACACGTCGTGGCAAGGGTAACATCATCATCTGTTCATCAGACGTAGCTTCTGCTCTTCAGATGGCTGGTGTTCTTGACTACACACCTGCTCTAAACAGCAACAACCTCCAGGTTGATGACACAGGCAACACGTTTGCTGGTGTTCTCAACGGTCGCTTCCGCGTTTACATCGATCCATATACAACTGGCAACTATGCAACAGTTGGCTATAAGGGTGCAAACGCATTCGACGCAGGTCTCTTCTACTGCCCATACGTACCACTTCAGATGGTTCGTGCAGTTGGCCAGGATACATTCCAGCCAAAGATCGGCTTCAAGACTCGTTACGGAATGGTTCCAAACCCATTCGCAAAGGGTGCAACAGCCGCTTCTGCAACAGCAGCTCTCGAAGAAGACACAAACGTCTACTATCGCAGAACTCTTATTTCAAACATCATGTAATAAGAAGCCGGGTCAACCGGACGGAATTAGGGGGGCTAATAGCCCCCCTTTTTTTATTCATCCAGCCAGAGATCAATTGCCTTCATTAGCTCTCCTGCTTGTCTCCGAGACAATCGCATCACCTCAGTATCGCCAAGAGAAGATTCATCATCTGCGTCTGGTTTGAGAAACGAGATGGAAACATACTCAGGCTCAAACTTAACAATCTTTACTCTAAACTCAAAGAGTGAGCAGTGATCTGCACCAAGTACTAATACATCCTTACGCACTACGTGCCTCCATAATATGTCTGCAGCTACGACGGAATTGAAAACCACTACAAGTGCAATTGTAGCGCTTTCCTTCAATAGTTACAACGTAGGTGTCACCTTTTGATCCCTTGACTAGGATCTCTTTGACTTTACTTGCTTGTACAGGAATTTCAATAGTCTCACCATCAATGTTGACTACATTAGACTTATCGATGATTCTTACTCTAAACTTACCTGATTCACCAGTAGTCATAGCTATTGCATCATATTCCACCCAAGATGGAACAGCCACAAGTTCTCCCTCGTAAACTCGTGTGTAAGCACGCTTATTGATATCAAGCGCAGAAACAGTGACTTTCAT